ACGATTTCGAAGCGGTACAGTAAAAGTGGAGCAAGCCCCAACGCAGGGAGAATACCGCTAGGCGAGAGACGTTATGTTGATATGTATTGGTGTCGTAAAGTTGAGGATGGAGTCGAGTTGTTTTACTACAACACTAAAAAACCTGCTTTGCATTGGGGTAAGGATAATGTCGTTACGCTAACTCCAGAATACTGTGACTGGAAAACTGCCGAGTTCTACACAAGAGTAACAGGTGCAAGATTTCAAACGCATCATGGGAAAGTATACATGAATGATAGAAACGGTAAGTTCTACCTTTTACCGAGGGGTCGAGCATTACAAATTAGTAAGTATACGAAAAACCAATACGGTATTTACGAGGAAGAGTTATGGAAGCCACTAGAACCTATGCAAGAGTATAAGCATGTGATGCTACGGAATGATATGGCTGAGATACGAGCAAGGTTCAAACCATTCTACAAATACATGGAAGCAGTTCTTGCGGTAGACCCTGAGTTTGGTCTGAGTTATGAGAAAGATGTGGGTTTGAGTTTTGCTAGGCAAGATTTTAAAAAAGAGGGCGACTCCATAGAGTATGACCCAATGACTGATGTATCTATACTAGAAAGTTTTTTGACAGAGCCGACGGACGACCCAAAAGTTATGAAGGACATATTGGTGCGGACGGTTACCTACAAATTTCAAGATCGTTTGAATAATGCGTGGGGAACAGGTGCCCTCGGGTTTCATCCAATGTCATATAAAAATACACGTATCGGGTTCAAGCAAGCGAAAGATCAGTTTGAACTGATGCTAAAAGTTTTCTATTTCAACAAGGTTTTTGAGTATGTGCCAGTTGAGATAGGGAAAAGGGTTCACGACGTGAACGCTAAATTTGCAGGAAGTATATGGGATGTAAAGAAGTAAAACTAACCAGAATAATACTTGACTAAGTATTATTCCACAACACTAAGGAGATTTTATGTCTACAGTAAATTTGAAAACAGCTATTTCTTTGAAAGAGTTTGAAGACCTAGCACTAGCAGTTGGTAACAAGACTTGTTTATACATGGTTGGCGAAGCAGGTATTGGTAAAACTGCGACTGGTGCTAACATCTTTGAGAGAGGTAAAGAAGTCTTTGGCTTCAAGCACTATGTCTATGTTGACGGTCCGAATGTCGAGTTGGGCGAAGGTGGTATATACATGCCGAACCATGAGACCGAGACTACAACATTCTACCCTAATGAATCATGGCGGATGCACAGGGGCGAGCCGATGTTGCTATTTATCGACGAGTTCACAAAGGCTATGCGGAGTGTGCAAAACATGTTTCACCCTGCGATTAACGAGCGTAGGTTTGGTCCACATAAACTGCACGACAACGCAGTTGTGATTCTTGGCGGTAACAATTCAAGCATGGGCGTGGGCGATGCGATGGCGGCACACACTAGGAATCGTGTTACCGAAGTGCGTATTAGAAAACCTCTTGCTGAAGAATGGTGTGCTTGGGGGTTTGAAAATGGGATCGACACTTTGATGATGGCATTTGTTACTGAGAATCCTCAGATTATCGAATCATCTTACACCGACACCGAAGACCCAGAGATACTGGATATTATCTTCAATCCGAGAAAGTCACAGCAATCTTTCTTTTCACCACGCTCTGCACATAAAGCGTCAAACATTTTCAAAGAAAGAGATAAGTTTTCGGACTCTGTTTTGCGTTCTGCGTTGGAAGGTACGATTGGCAAGGCGGCGACCTCTAAGTTTCTGGCATTTACTAAAGTTGCCGAGTCACTACCGACGTGGAAGGAGATCATTGATGAGCCAAAGTCTGCACGATTACCTGATTCTCCTGCGGCACGTTGTATCTTGGCTTTCTCTGCATTGTCGAAGGTGGACAGGAGCAACATCAGTAAGTGGTTTGAATACTTGAAGCGTGCCCCCAAAGAGTTACAGGCTTTGTTCTGTCTGTCAGCTAAGGACCACAAGCAAGCGAAGGACATATTGTTTTCTTCCAGAGCATTTGTGGATTGGGCTAGAGAAAATCAATATCTATTCTAAGGAGATAAAACATGGCTTGTAGAGTAACGAACCCGATGATTCGGGAAATAAGGGAAGGGTCTAGGTACATCATTAGACGTAAGAAAAAGTATGTGCTTGATTCGGTGAATATTGCTAGAGCATTTATTAACAAAGAGAGGAAAAAAACTAATGGATAAGCAAAAAAACTTAAATCTGGAAAATGATGAGCGAAAAAACTTAACTCTGGAAAACGGAGAACTAAGTGCCGTTCAACTTGTTTTGCGTGATGTGGTAAGTCAAGCAATAGACCAGAAGCTTGGTCAGGTAACAGGCGAAATGCGAGATATGGTAGATGTTTGCCTTGAAGAAGTCAGTCGCTTGGAGAAAGAAGTTAAAAACCCAAGTGGCGAGCCGAGAACAGATCTCGCAGAGGCAGTGGCGGAATTTGGTTGGGTAGATGACGACACTGAAAAGGAAAACGAATTGAAAGACAAACTTGCTAGAACCTATGACTCTTTGCTTTATGTGATGTCGAAGTATGACGAGTGGTATAAAGAGCATGGCAAAAACTTGCAATACTCTAAGGTAAAAAAGATTAGGACTGCTTGGGAGAGTCTTAAATTTTGCCGTAGGTCGGCAGGTGCGAAACTAACGTGGTTAAAGAGATGGGAGAAAAATGATGGCTAAACTAAAAGCAGAACAAAGGCTTGAACGAGTCCACATGAGGATTATGCAGGACAAGCATCTTTGTTTGTATTCTGGTGTAATTATGATCGGGGACGTGATAGTCTCCGATCAGATACCGACTGCTATGACAAACGGTCGGGACGTAATCTATGGTAGAGAATTTGTTGAGTCTCTAGATGACGGCGAGTTGATGTTTGTTGTGTTGCACGAAGCTATGCACAAAGCATACAGACACATAACCATCTACGAACACTTGCATAAAGAGAGACCCGACATAGTTGGTATTGCCGCAGATTATGTAATCAACCTTGAGATTCAAGACTACGCTAACTTATTATCCAACACTTCTTATTATCCTAGGATGCCCATGGATGAGAATGGCGACGTGATAGGTCTCATTGATGAAAGGTTTCGTGGCATGGATACTACAAAGGTATTCAATATTCTCAAGAATGAGATACCACAACAACCTCCAGCGGGCGGGCAACGTGGTGAAAAGGGGAATAATACTTCGCCAAGTAAAATTCCGCAGTCACATGACGAGCATGATTGGGACGGAGCCAAAGAACTTTCTGAAGAGGAGAAAGAAGAACTCAAAGAAGAGATCGAACAGGCTTTGCGTGAAGGCTCGCAACTAGTGGGAAAACGTGGCGGTCACATGTCAAAAGGTATAACTGAAGCTTTGATACCGAAAGTAAATTGGAAAGATGCTCTGCGTGATGAGGTTAAACAAGTCATGCGAGGTCACGATGATTCTACATGGCGCAGACTGAACAAGAAGTATTTAGCCATAGATGTAATTATGGCAGGTACGGAATCCACTAGGGTTGGTTATCTTTGCGGAGCCGAGGACATATCAGGTTCTATCTCTAGCTATGAAAGAGGACAGTTTCGTGGAGAGGTCAAACTTATTTGCGATGAGGTTACTCCAGAGAAGCTACACCTATTGTATTGGGATACTGATGTTGTTGGGAGTGAGGTCTATGAGGAACATAATATGCCTGACTACCTAAACTCAGAGAAACCGCAAAATGGTGGTGGAACCGACCCAGACTGCGTGCCTCTATACATGCACGAGAACGGTGTAGCACCAGAAATACTAATCATGTTTACCGATGGTTATCTAAGTGTAGATCAAAGCAATTGGAGTACTGTAAGATGCCCAGTCATTTGGTGTGTGGTTAACAACAAAGATTTTACTGCACCATTTGGTAAAACTATTCACGTTAATTTATAGGAGATGATAATGAGTGATATTGGAATACATACAAGCGCAATGCTTGTCGAGTTAAGTGTATCTAACTGGACCGGTATGAAGATTGACAGGCGTGCTTCTCAAGAAGTAGATGAGACTAAAGGCACGAAGGTGGCTGCAAATACTGTTCACAAAAAGCTGTTTGCAGGTACTCAGTTGCTAGATGACATTGTGAAGTTCAGCGCAAAAGTTCGTGCGGCTCACAATGAATCGACGCTACCTTGGACTGACAACGGAGTGAGGTTGTTGCCGTCTTCTAGTTTCATGGATTACAAAACTATGATGTCTGATCTAGAAACCGAGTGGGAAGGTAAGGTATATGGCTTTCTAATGGAATATACAAACCTCAAAACCGAGGCGGCGTATAATCTTGGTGCGTCATATGATTCTTCAGACTACCCTGATGTGGATGAGATACGGTCGAGGTTTGCTTTTAAACTTGTGTTTAGTCCTGTGCCGACATCTGGCGACTTCCGTATCGACGTGGGAGAGCAAGCGAAAGTTGAGTTGCAGAAGCAGTATCAAGCTGACTACGAAGCTAAAACAAGCAACGCAATGCAAACTGCGTGGGACAGACTGCACAAGCATCTTGAGAATATGAGTGATAAGTTGGCTGACAAAAATACTAACGGAGATAAGAAAACATTTCGTGACACTCTGTTGGACAATGCGGTTGGCTTGGTTAGTTCACTCAAACATCTCAACATCAACAATGACCCAAAGCTAGAGGAAGCAAGAAAGGCTTTAGAGCTGGCACTTACTGATGTACATGATGCACAAGACCTACGTGATTTTAGAAACACCCGCTTGGAAGTAAAGAAAGGTGTTGATGATATTTTGTCGAAGTTTAATTTCTAAGGAGAGTAATAATGAGAAAGATTAAAATAATTTTTGACGTGGCAGGACTGTTCTTGATTTGGGGTCTTGTATTTTTTACCGCAGGTATGATGTTTGAGGGTATAGCTGACTATGGTTTATTTGATGTCCTAGAATCATCTGCCATAATCTTTGGCTTTGGTGGCATAGGTACTATGTGGGTGCTTAAGCACATATCCGACGTTGTATACCTAAAGACAAAAGATGATAAGCCAGAGAAAAAAGACTTGGAGGAGATACATGATAACATCTGAGCAAATCAAGGAACTAGAAGCTAAAGGCTACAAGGTTAAACCTTGGAACAAAAAACCAACGGAAGCCGAGAGGTGCAAGCTTCCTTTGATTTACATTAAAGACAAACTGTATCTTGTCAAGAAAGAAAAGGAGACTAAATGGTAGATGATATGCTAGAGAAGTGTTATGCGGTAGGGTGCTGTGGAAGCATCCTACTTACCGACACACCATGCGACAGATGTCCATGGCTTGAAAAATTTGATAACGAAACTAAGGAAGAAAACAATGAAGAATCTTAATATAAAGCTACAGAATCCTGAGACTAAACCTAGTGCACAGTTGTTAGACCTAGCTACACAAATCAATAAGGTTATTAAAAACATGCGGTTTGAATACAGGTCAGGGCACGAAATGGACTGTTACATTGGTTGGGAGAACGTGGGACGAATCGGTTTCGGTGCACATACAAGGTATGACAATAGTATTGGTAAGGCAAAATACCTGTACTCTGTTTACAGCAGAAAATACATATCTAACCACAAGGCACCTTACTATGAAAAAGTCTCTAAGCATATCCGTCCTGTAGTAAAAGAGTGCGCTGAAGTTTTCTTAACCACAGAGTCTTCAAAAGTTGCTAAAGACATATTCGACAAGGTTTCCAAATCTGTGAGAAGGATTTGCAAGGGACATGAAGAAAATGTGCACTTTGAAGAAGGTCGCTACTTTTGGAGTAAACTTTACTCTAATAGAACAGACTACGGTGTAAAAATGCTTAGGATGTTTGCGTACAAAGAAAGTTTCCCAGAGCCAGATAAGATGGACGAAGAAGTTATAGAGATTATGAAAGAACGCCTTCATGCGTATGACGTATCCCAAAAACTAAATTCTGAAGTTGATAATAATGTTGGTTGGTTTGTTAGGATAGAAAAAGACGGCACGTACAATGTCATAAATCTTGAAACGCTCTGGAAGAAGAATGCAGAAAGTGCTGATGATTTTGAACTAGAATGTGCCACAAAAAACTTTGATGAACTACCTGACATGGTTCAAGAGAAGCTTACCTTGTTGAAGATGCAGAGTGAGAACGCTTGTATGATGAATATGGGTATTGTGTGTAGTGATAACACATATTTTGTATCTAAAGCTAATATGGACCATTTGGTGTAAGAGAATCACATAAATAAAATAAATAAATAACCGGGTTATTTTAGGAGTCTCAATACAATATTTGTGAGAACCACATGACAAAATAGCGTTGGCACTTTTTGAAATAGCGTTGGCACTTTTTCCGAGGAATAATACTTGATCAAGTATTATTCCTTTTTTTATTGCTTTTAAAAATTCGTTGTTGTAGCATGGAAGTACGAGTGCCACTACGAGGAATACAATATGTTAAAAAAGATATACGACTACAAGGTAGGAGATAAAGTCGTAACCCCCACAGGCGCAATAGCCACAGTCGTAAAAGAAACATATAAGGGAGAAAGATTAATTCTTAAATACGATGAGGTTCCAGAGTGGCAAGGCGAAGAAGCTACCAAAAGTTTGCGTCATGCAGATTCAGTAACCCTTGCAAAAGAACACGTTAAACCAATAAAGCAAGATCTGTATACGACTTGCAAGGTGGTAGTGCGATGACTCCAGAAGCTAAAGTAAAGAAAAAAGTTAAGGAACTCCTAGACTTTTATGGTGTCTACCATTTTAGCCCCCAAACAGGTGGTTACGGTAGGTCGGGGGTTCCTGACATTATTTGTTGTGCCGATGGTAAGTTTTTAGCTATCGAGTGTAAAGCAGGTAAAGGCAGGTGCACCGCTCTTCAAATAAGGGAACTTGAGAAAATAAAGTTTGCGGGCGGAGAGGCTTTAATAATAAACGAAAAAAACTTAGATGAGGTGGAAAAATGTCTGACCAGTTCTCGCATGAGGAAAAAAACAAGAATGAAGAAACCCAGTTCGAGTTAGAACTTTTACAACAAATTGACCCCGACTATGTAAACAAACTACGGAAAAAGCAGGAAAGAAAAAAAGCTAAATCTAGAAGTGACAGCCTCAAAAGAATGTTGGCTAGTTTGGAGGATGCGTTGCTATGAAAATCGTAATAGCTTTTATATTAGGTGCTTGGTTTGCTTGGCTTTGGTTAAAAAACTATGATGACAGTATGTTCGATTTGTGGACTGAAGCTTACACAGTTGGTAAGGACGATGGTTACGTGTTAGGCAGGAACGACGCAACTTTTGACGATTTCACCTTTCAACAAAAAGAAGCGATGTGCTTATTTCTCTATGCTGATAAAGGCACAGTTTTTGGAACGAGGAGGTAGCAGTGATAGAAAATAAACCGTTTACTATTGGAGATTATGTTTCTGATATTGGTGTAAATATAGGAGAACAAACAAAGAAACAGTCAATCCTTATAGCCACGCCCATGTACGGCGGCATGTGTACAGGACATTATACAATCGCAACAATAAACACTATAAATAATTTAAGAGAACGAAAAGTAGAAGCGTTCCTTGCCAACTTGATGAACGAGTCTTTAATTACGAGAGCGAGAAACGAGTTAGTGAGAATGTTCTTAAAAAACACTGACTGCACACATTTGATGTTTATTGATGCAGATATGTATTTTGAAGCCGACGCTGTAGGCAGACTACTCGATGCAGATAGAGATGTAGTTTGCGCTTTGTATCCTAAGAAAGAAATTGATTGGGATAGAGTTCGGCACGCTGTTCAGATGAACAGAAAGGATTTAAGTTATTACGCATCGCAATTTGTACTTAACCTACCTCATGGCAAAACAAAAGTAGAACTAGACAACAGAGGTTTACTAGAAGTACGTCATGCGGGTACAGGTTTTATGTTAATTAAACGAGAAGTATTTGAAAAGCTTGAACAACACGTGCCAGAGTATAGGTCGTCAACACTTCAAGACCCAACTGGTAAATATATAAAACCACTCGTAAGACAATACTTTGACACAAGTATAGATAATACAGGTGCACTGCTATCTGAGGACTACCACTTCTGTGAGTTGTGGGCAAAGCATGGCGGTAAGATTTTTGTAGACCTTAACATTCATTTAAAACACATAGGCACCCACGCATTTGAGGGCGACTTAACAACTGTAAGAAACATGGGCAATTAATGCAAATAATTACAATTGATTTTGAGACTTACTACGACAAGAAATATTCACTTTCTAAACTAACTACAGAGGAGTACGTGCGAGATGAAAGATTTGAAGTCATTGGGTTTTGTATCAAGCAAGGAGACGGAGAAGAAGAATGGCACACAGGAGGATTTGAAGATCTTAAAAGAATACTCTTGTCATATAACTGGAAGGAGAGTTTTTGTCTCGCTCACAACACTATGTTTGATGCCGCTATCCTTTCTTGGAAATTTGGTGTTCGTCCTAGGGGGTGGCTTGACACTCTTAGCATGGCAAGGGCTTTGCATGGTACGGAGGTTGGAGGAAGCCTCAAAAAATTATCCGACTACTATAACATCGGACAAAAAGGAACCGAAGTCGAAAACGCAATCGGTAAGCGATTAGTAGATTTCAGAGAAGATGAGTTAGCCAGATATGCTGAGTACTGTAAACAAGATGTGCGGCTGACTAAAAAACTTTTTGAGATAATGAGCGAGAGGTTCCCTGCGGTTGAGTTTAGGCTAATTGACTTGACTATAGACATGTTTGCTAGTCCCGTGCTTGAGTTTAACCTTGCTATGCTTGAGAACCACTTAGAGAATGTCGTGCTGCAGAAAGAAAAACTACTTGAGTCTTGTACAGCAGATAAAGAAACATTGATGTCTAACCCTAAGTTTGCTGAGAAGCTGAAGTCACTAGGCGTTGAACCTCCAATGAAAATTAGCCCACGAACAGGTAAGGAGACATTCGCTTTCTCTAAGACCGACGAAGGGTTCAAAAAGCTACAAGAACACCCTGACGAAAAAGTGCAGACGCTAGTTGCGGCTAGGCTTGGTACAAAATCTACTTTAGAAGAAACTCGAACACAAAGGTTTATAGAGATAGGCAACAGGGGTAGTCTCCCAGTCCCTTTAAAATACTATGCGGCTCACACAGGAAGATGGGGCGGCTCTGATAATGTAAATCTGCAAAATATTCCAAGGAAGTCTGTGTTGAAAGAATCTATCCAGGCCCCAGGGGGTTTTGTTATCGTCAACTCCGACTCTTCACAGATAGAAGCTAGGGTATTGGCTTGGTTGGCGGGTCAGAATGACTTGGTAGAGGCCTTTGCAAATGGGGATGATGTATATAAGATAATGGCTTCTAAAATATATAACAGGCCAATAGAAGACATAACAAGTGAGGAACGCTTCGTAGGCAAAACGACAATATTGGGTTGCGGTTATGGTATGGGTGCGAAGAAATTTAGTATACAATTAAAGACTTTCGGTAAAGATTTAGATGTCGAAGAGTGTAAGAAAATTATTCATACTTACAGAAGGGTATATTCTGCCATACCTAACTTCTGGAGAAAAGCGCAAGCAGGTCTAGAAGCCATAATAAAGGGTCTATACACAGAGGTGACACATAAAAAACAGGCTTTAGGGGTTATCCCCAACATAGGGTTCGATTTACCTAACGGTTTGCAACTAAAGTATCCAGACCTTAAAAAAGAACAAAACCCTAATGGAGAATACTACTTTTCTTATAGAAGTAGGAAGGACAGAATAAACATTTATGGTGGGAAAGTAGTCGAGAACATATGTCAAGCTGTAGCTAAATGCGTAATAGGCGAGCAAATGTTAAAGGTGGCTAAAAAATATAAAGTTGTTTTAACAGTACATGACGCTGTAGCATGTATTGCACGAGAAGAGGAAGCTGAAGAGGCGGCGGCATACGTTACAAAATGTATGAAGTGGAGACCAGATTGGTGTCAAGACCTACCGCTAGATTGTGAAACAGAATATGGGAAATCTTATGGCTAAATGGTCTTATTCATCGTTGTCTTTATTTAAACAGTGCCCTAGAAAGTATCACAGGCTTAGGGTGGTAAAAGATATAAAGCAGGAAGACAACACAGCCCTAATGTACGGAAAAGAAGCGCACAAAGTGGCAGAAGACTATGTACGTCAGGACACCGTAATTCCAGAAAAGTTCCGCTATTTAGAACCTTACCTAAACATTTTAAAAAAGCTAGAGGGAGAGAAGCTTTGCGAGCATGAGATGGGTTTGACTAAAGATTTAGAACCCTGTGGGTTTAAAGATAAAAACTATTGGTGGAGAGGTATAGCCGATTTAATAGTTCACCACAACGACACAGCTTATGTAATAGATTACAAAACAGGCAAAAGCTCACGTTACGCTGATGTTAAACAGCTACAAATACTGTCTGTTGCCACGTTCAAACACTTCCCAAAAGTTAACTACATAAAAGCAGGACTATTGTTCGTGGTGTCTAAAGACTTGGTAAAGACGAACTATGTAAGAAACCAAATAGACTCTCTAGCTGATAATTTTAAGTTTGATGTAGAAAGACTAGATAAGGCATACGAAACAGATGTGTGGAATCCGGTGCCTAACTTTACTTGTAGGAATTATTGTCCTGTAACAGATTGTGAACACAATGGGGGGTACGTGTAGTGAGAAAAAGTAAAGATATGGTCAACCATCCAGAGCATTATATGAAAGGTGGTATGGAGACCATAGAGTATCTAAAAGCAAAGTCTACACCTCATGGGTTTCAGACTTATTTACGATTAAACGCAATGAAATATTTAAGTAGAGCAGAAGAGAAAGAGAACACGTTGCAAGATTTAGAAAAAGCATTGTGGTATTTAAACCGATTGATAAAAGAAATGAAAGGGAACTAATGGATAGTTATAGTCAATTCATCGCCAAGAGTCGTTACGCAAGATATTTACCTGAAGAAAACCGCAGAGAAGATTGGCATGAGTCTGTAAGTAGATATATGGATTTTATGGTAAGCCACCTAGAAGCCGAGTATGGACATGTAGTAGATACGCCTACTAAGTTTAGAGTGCATGAAGCAATATGTAACCTAGAAGTTATGCCGAGTATGCGAGCCATAATGACAGCAGGTAAAGCGTTGGCACGAGATAACACAGCAGGATATAACTGTTCTTATTTACCGATTGACGACCCCAAAGCTTTTGACGAAGCTATGTATATCCTATTGTGCGGTACAGGAGTCGGCTTTTCTGTAGAACAAAAATACATACAAAAACTTCCTGAGATACCTGAGAAAATGTTTGAATCAGACACTACTATATCTGTGTCCGACAGTAAAGAAGGTTGGGCTAAGAGTTTGAGGCAACTTATTGCTTTATTATATTCTGGTGAAATACCTAAATGGAACTTATCTAAAGTGCGACCAGCAGGGGCAAAACTAAAAACCTTTGGAGGTAGGGCAAGTGGTCCTGCCCCACTAGAAGAATTATTTAAATTTACCATCAACAAGTTCAAACAAGCCTGTGGGAGAAAACTTTCTTCTATAGAGTGTCACGACATAATGTGTATGGTAGGTCAGATTGTTGTGGTCGGCGGTGTGCGTAGATCAGCTATGATTTCCCTGTCTGATTTAGAAGATTCAAGAATGAGAGAGTGTAAGTCAGGCGCATGGTGGGAGCAAAACGGTCAAAGAGCGTTGGCTAATAATTCAGCTATATATGAAGAGAAACCTGATGTAAGTTTGTTCTTACATGAGTGGACAAGTTTATATAACAGTCATTCTGGAGAACGAGGTATATTTTCTAGAGACGCATCTAAGAGACAAGCTGCTAATAATGGTAGAAGAGATATTAATTATGACTTTGGCACAAATCCATGCAGTGAGATTATTTTGCGTGGTTGTAAGTTAGACAAGAATGGACAACCAATTACAGGAACAGGCGGCCAGTTCTGTAATCTTTCAGAAGTTGTGGTGCGTGAGGATGACACGTTTGAAACTATAAAAGAAAAAGTTGAGGTAGCTACTATATTAGGCACATGGCAAGCCACACTTACAAACTTCCCCTATTTACGGAAAGTATGGAAAAAGAATACTGAAGAAGAAAGACTTCTTGGGGTGTCGTTGACTGGTATACTAGATAATAAATGGATGTCAGAAGTTAACGATGATACTAAAGAAAAACTTGAGCAACTCAAACAGGCGGCTGTTAAAACAAACGCTGACTTATCTGTTCTTTTGGGAATCCCTCAATCGACTGCGATTACTTGTGTCAAACCTTCTGGCACTGTTAGTCAGCTTGTTAATTCTGCCAGTGGTATTCATACTAGACATAGCCCTCATTATATTCGCAGGGTTCGTGGAGATAAAAAAGACCCTCTCACACACTTCTTAAAGGAAGCGGGTATACCAACGGAAGATTGTGTAATGAAACCAGACTCGACCGCTGTGTTTTCCTTTCCGATAAAATCTCCAGACGGTTGTAAAGTTAGAGAAGACTTAACAGCGGTTGACCACTTGGAATTGTGGATGATGTATCAGAAACATTGGTGTGAACATAAGCCATCGGTAACTATTTCTGTAAAAGAGCATGAGTGGTTAGATGTAGGTGCTTGGGTATGGAATAACTTCAACGACATATCGGGTATATCTTTCTTGCCTTGGGATGGTGGGACTTACAAACAAGCTCCCTATGAAGAATGCACCGAGCAGGAGTACAATGAAATGTTAGCTAAGATGCCTACAAAAATAAACTGGGCTGAGTTAGTAGAAGATGATGACAATGTTAAGGGCGTGCAGGAGTTAGCTTGTACTGCGGGAGGTTGTGAGATATGAAGCTCCCGAATAAAAAATACGAAATTATTTATGCTGATCCTCCATGGAAGTATAAAGACACAGCGTCTTCAGGTGAAAGAGGCGCTAGTTTCAAGTATGATGTACAAGACCATAAGTGGATTTGTAGTTTGCCTGTTAAAAATATTACAGCTAATAATTGCGTACTTTTTATGTGGGTCACTATGCCTCAGTTACCAAATGTCTTTGAGATTATAAAAGCGTGGGGGTTTGAGTATAAAACTTGTGGGTTCACTTGGGTGAAAAAAAATAAAATTAAAGATAGTTGGTTCATGGGCATGGGAAACTGGACGAGATCTAACCCAGAACTTTGCTTGCTTTCTGTAAAGGGTAAACCAAAAAGAGTAGATGCTAGTGTTTTAAGTGTGGTTGATACTCCGATTGAAAAACACAGTAAAAAACCAGATATAGTAAAAGATTATATTGTTAAATTATGTGGTAATTTGCCTAGAATAGAACTATTTGCTAGACAAAAAACACAGGGTTGGGACGTGTGGGGAGACGAAGTATGATATTTTGGAAAGTGAGTAAACGACAAGAAACGTTGCTTGCAAATAAATTTATTTTTGTTCCTGACCCTAACATAATATGCACTTGGCTACACAGAGAAGTCGGCAGTGAAGCAAGGTCTAAACAACATTATAAAAAAGGAGATAATAAATGCCTTACGTAAATAAACCAAGACCTTATAAAAAAGAATACGTACAACAAAAGAAACGAGGAAAAGATGAGCAAGAAAGACGTAATGCTCGTGAACGTGCTAGATACGCTATGGACAAAACAGGCGTAGACAAAAACAAAAATGGTAAAGCCGACAGAAGAGAGGGTAAAGATATTGACCACAAGAAAGCTCTTTCTAAAGGAGGCACTAATAATAAGAAAAACCTTAGAGTTGTTAAAGCTAGTACGAACAGATCTTTTAAACGTAACTCTGATAGATCAGTGAAAAAAGCATAATGCAAGTAGTAGATAACAAAGCTTTATTGGTAAACACCAAATACCCTGACCGCATAGTTAACGCCATTGCAAAAAGTAAAGTTATTAGGAAAGACAGCGAGTTCACTAAAGTATTGGTTAACTGGGGGTTTGAGGAAGCAAAAGCTTTAAAAGAACTTAAATTTAAAAACGTACCTTCTCCCATGGAAAGAGACTACGAATGGGCGGGCGCTTTTAAACCCATGCAACACCAGAAAATAACAGCGTCTTTCTTATCTATAACGAAACGTGGTTTTTGTTTTAACGAACAGGGCACAGGTAAAACAGCTTCTTCTATATGGGCGTCAGATTATTTAATGAAGCTTGGTAAAATTAAAAGGGTGTTAGTTGTATGTCCGTTGTCTATTATGCACTCTGCGTGGCAAGCAGATTTATTTAAGTTTGCGCTACACAGAACAGTTAACATAGCATACGGTACACGGGAAAAGCGTAAAGATATAATTAACTCAGACGCCGAATATGTAATTATTAATTACGATGGTATAGAGATTGTAGAAGAAGACATCAAGAAAGCAGGGTTTGACTTAATTATTATTGACGAGGCAAACGCCTACAAATCTGTGACTACAAAACGGTGGAAGTCTATGCAGAGACTAATAGGGGAAGACACATGGTTGTGGTTAATGACAGGAACTCCTGCGGCGCAATCTCCAGTTGATGCCTTTGGCCTAGGTAAACTATGTGTGCCTGACAGGTGCCCTAGATTTTTTGGTAGGTTTAGAGACATGGTTATGTATAACGTAGGTAGGTTTAGATGGATGCCAAGAGATGATGCAGAATCCACGGTGTTTAATATGTTACAACCTGCAGTAAGATTTACAAAAGCAGAGTGCCTGGATCTACCTCCCGTCACACACGTTAGTAGAGAAGCACCTATGACCCCACAGCAAGATAAATACTACAAAATGTTAAAGCAAGATATGTACATGACTGCCGCCGGAGAAGAAATAAGTGCTGTAAATGCGGCTGTTAATTTAAATAAACTACTACAAATATCGGGTGGTGCAGTCTACACCGACAACAAAGAGACAATAGAGTTTGATGTATCTAATCGACTAAACGTTGTGCGTGAAGTTATAGAGGAAGCTAGTAACAAAGTTCTGATATTTGTGCCGTTTAGACACACTATACAACTACTTAGCGAATACCTAGACAAACACAAAATAACTAGCGAAATAATAGATGGCTCAGTCCCCGTAAACAAGAGGGCACAAATATTTAAATCGTTTCAAGAAACTAAACACCCGAATGTTTTAATTATTCAACCACAGGCGGCGTCGCACGGGGTAACCCTAACTGCCGCAGACACAATCATATGGTACGCACCTGTCACATCCCTAGAAACATACTTACAAGCTAACGCAAGAATAGACAGGCCCGGACAAAATAATCCTATGACAGTTGTGCACGTAGGAGGTAGCCCAGTAGAAAAAAGGTTGTACGACATGCTACAAAATAAATTAAAAAACCATACTAAATTAGTCGACCTTTACAAAAAAGAAGTTGAAATTTCTTGATTGATTTTTTGAACTTTGTTAATATAAGTGTGTCGAATGCTGTATAACGAAGAAGTACAATTTGAGACGAAAGGAAGTAAACCATGTCAGACTTTAACGCACAAGAGTTAGTAAAAGTTCTCTTAAAAATAAGAGACACTAAAGACAAGATTCGCAGAGAAGCGGATAAAAAAATCGCCAAGCTAGATGAAGAGTTAGATGTTATTAACCAACAGCTACAAAACATCTTAAAGCAGACAGGCGCAACAAGTATTAAAACCCCACACGGCACAGCCTACCAAACCATCAAAGCCCGATATTGGACAGATAATTGGGAGGCTATGTATAACTTTATTCAGAACCATGATGCGTTCGATTTATTAGAAAGGAGAATACACCAGTCCAATATGAAGTTGTTTTTAGAAGAGAACCCTGAAGTATTACCAGAAGGGTTAAACGTTGACAGTAAATATTCCGTTACAGTTCGTAGAAAATAGGAGAATTAAATGAGCGAGTTTTCACTCACACAGTCGGCACCAGACTATTTAAAAGAGGTGCAAGATGATGACCTTACAAAAAACCTTGGAGGTGGTTCTGGTGGTGGATTAAAGAGAATATCTATCCGTGGTTCCGTCTTTCGTTTGATGGTAGGTGGAGAAGAAGTTGCTAAGAACGAGAATCGTTCGATGAATATTGTAGTTACAAACGGTGCGCCGAAACTACATAGGCAATACTACTCCGGTCCTTATGTTGCAGGAGAAAGCATTGCACCTGATTGTTGGTCTAGTGATTCTTCTAAACCAGATGAGGCAGTAGAAAACCCACAAAGCACCAACTGTGCAACTTGCCCACAAAACGTTCAAGGTTCTGGCATGGGTAATAGTAGAGCTTGCAGATTCCAACAACGTCTTGCTGTTGTGTTAGCGGATGACATAGATGGAGATATCTATCAGCTTACGTTACCTGCTACGTCTATATTCGGCACTTCAAAAGATTTAAACAAAATGCCGTTTCAGCAGTATGCGAAGTACCTAAATACGCAGGGTAAAAGTATCAGCACTCTAGTGACTGAGATGAAGTTTGACAGCGACTCAGACACACCTAAGCTTGTATTTAAACCTGTGCGCTTCTTAGAAAGAGATGAGTGGATGAAGGCGACAGAGAAGGGTAAAACCCCTCTAGCAAACCAAGCCATAACTTTATCTATAGGCGTGAAAAAAGATGTCGCACCGCTAAAACTTGAGGAACCCTCCGAGCCTCCGGAGCCTAAGAAAAAAGCAGTAAAGAAGGCTACGCATAACTCAGACGGTACTCCGAAAACTGAATCCAAAGACTTAGAGTCTGTAATGAGTGCTTGGACAGAGACAGACGACTAATGGGTTTCCTAGAGTATGTTTTAGGAGAGAAAGGGTGGCTATGGGTAGGTGGCTTCAAAGGAGAAAGAGACACTACGCAGAAATGTGTAAAGACTTTTGAAGAAGCCTACCAACTCATAGAGAAGTGGAAATCTGAAAAGCGTAACATTTATTTTGGTTGTAGCAGATACAACACAGAAAGACGCTCTCAAGCCACCGCCGAGTACTGTAAAGTTTTTTATCTTGATGTAGACTGCGGACCCCTCAAAGACTATAAAGATCAGGGAGAGGGGGCTGCGGCTCTACGACAGTTCTGCGACACAGTAGGACTACCAAAACCAACAGTAGTTAACTCAGGTAATGGAATACACGCTTACTGGGTTCTTGAAAATACTATACATCCTAAAGATTGGAAACCGGTAGCTAAGTCTTTAAAAGCGCTGTGTACTCGGCACAAATTCTATGCCGACCCTGCAGTAACAGAAGACGAAGGTAGGATACTACGATTACCAGATTCATATAACTATAAAACTGAACCACCAAAAAAATGTAGCCTTATAACAGGCTATCAAAAACCAATAAGCTTTTTTGCTTTTAAGGGCATTGTAGGTGAGGTACAAACATCACCTGATAGACAAAAAGCTGATCCGTTAACAATGGCTCTTGCAGGAGACAAGCAAAGTGTTTTTAGTAACATAACTACCTGCAACCAAATAAAATTTATAAGAGAAAACCAAGAAGGTATTGACTACAATTTGTGGAGAGCAGGACTTTCCGTAGCTAGAAACTGCGCCGACGGTGAAGAGGCAATACATGAGATGTCTAAAGAGTCCTCTAAATATAGTTTTACCGATACAGTGACTGCGGCAAACACAACAATAGACAAACCATACAAATGCGAGACGTTTGAAAAATTCAACCCAAAGGGCTGTGAGGGTTGCCCACATAAAGGTAAGATAACTTCCCCAATACAACTGGGTGACAAGGTTATAGCAGAGTATGAAAGTGATAGCCCTGAAGAGGAGGAGCCTTTACCAGAATTACCTTGGCCTTATATGTTCGCAAAAAACGGTGGTATATATGCACAGGTAGAGGAAGAAGAACCGACATTAGTGTACGAGCACAGGTTGTACCTAGATAAAAGAATGATAGACCCAGTCGATGGAGAAGTCGCAGTTATAAAGCACACACTCCCCTTGGACGGAGAAAAAGGTTTGGTTATATCTGCCAAAGACGTGCTGTCAACTGAAGAAGCAAAAAAGAAGTTAGCGCACAGCGGTATAATCGGCGGTAAAAAACAGATGGGCGAGATTATAAACTATATAATCAGGTCTTTTAAACATTTACAAATGATGAAGAAAGCGGAAATTATGAGATCACAATTTGGTTGGGCAGACAACGACACTAAATTTATTTTAGGTAAACAAGAATTGAACGGTGAGACTATAATGTTTAGTCCTCCCTCGTCAAGAGTAAAAGAGCTAGTAGGTCATTTAGATTCAAAGGGTAGTATAGAAGAGTGGAAAAAAATTGCGGCTGTTTATGGAGAGCGTGAGATGCACGCACAAGCTTTTGGTTTTTTCACAGGATTCGGCGCACCACTTTTGAAGTTTTTAAATTATAAAGGCGGTATCGTGAACTTAATTAACAATACGTCAGGCACAGGAAAGACAACAGCTTTACGTATGGCTATGAGCGTGTGGGGAGACCCTAACGAGTTGTTAATGATCCCTAAAGATACCTTAGCTGCGAAGATACATAGAATGGGTGTACTTAATAATATATCAGTGGCAATGGATGAAGTAACTAATATGCCGGGAGAGCAGTTCTCTGATTTGATATTCTCTATAACACAAGGTAGAGGTGCAGGTAGGATGAAGGCATCTGCCAACGAAGAGCGGGCTAACTTTACAAAATGGGCGACCATAGTTATTACAACTTCTAACTCTTCCATGGTAGATAAATTGCGTGCTGCTAAGAAAACACCTGATGGTGAGCTGATGAGGTTTTTAGAGTTTGATGTACCACCAGAAAGTAAAATACCAAAAGATTTCGCTCAAGCTATGTTTGATGACGCCTTATCAGAAAACTACGGTTTAGCGGGGCCTATATACATGCAGTATATTGTGAAAAACAGAGATGCAGTTGTGGAACACATAAAAGAACTGCAAGCACACATAGATGAAAAAGGTAAGTTTACAAGTCGAGAAAGGTTTTGGTCTGCAATTATTGCGTGTAATATCGGTGGCGCAAGAATAGCAAAACAACTAAGCCTACTACCTAAAGAGATAGATATTGGAAAAGTTAACAGGTGGGTGTTAAAAGAGGTGGATTCCATGAGGCAGGAGATACAAGCTCCCTCGGCCGACCACGCAGCTACAATAGCAGAGTTTATAAACGAAAACCGTACGAGTATTTTAGTTGTGAACAACGAGCTAGACAGAAGAACAGTTAGTGAGCAAATGCCGACACTAGAGCCACGTAGCTCAAAGTTATCTGTTCGTATAGAGCCTGACACTCAGAAGATGTACGTAGCAACAAAACCTTTCAAGAAATACTGTGCTGATAATCAGATAACCTTGAGAGACGTTTTAGCTTCACTGAAGAATGATGGTATATACCTAAAAACAGTTAAGAAAAGAATAGATAAGGGGCTACAGACAGCATCACCCGCAGTTGATTGTTATGAGTTTGACTGCTCTATAGCCGGATTTATAGACACAGAGGAATATATAAGCGTATTACAAGATGAAAATACAGGGAGTTCAGTACAAAATTAATTGGAATACCCTGAAGGTAGGGTGGTCTTTCTTTTTACCCTGCACCGACACTAAAGGTGCGGCGCCTCTCGTTAAGGAGGAGGCTAAAAAGTTTAGGTACAAGGTTGTTTGTAGGTCTGTAATAGAAGACAAGCTGAGGGGCTTGCGCTTTTGGAGGATCGAGTGATATAATCATCTTGACATGTTTCCTTAGTTTGCCCCCGCCTAGTGCGGGGGTTTTTTTTGTATTCTTCATAATGAAGTTTTCTGTGACAATTAGCGCACAGCACTAGACATTTTTTTATCTCTTCATAGGCTCTCTTGAACCGACCGTCTTTCACTAAGACGTGAACTTTTATGTTGTCTTTACTTCTCTTTATATGGTGAAAATCTAAGGCTGCAGGGTGGTCTTCTCCACACTGAGTACATGACAAGGTAGCTTTGAACGCTACCCACTTTTGTTTTTCTATCGCTTTGTGCTTCTTGGCTTTCTCGACGTAGGCTTTTTTGTTCTTTTCATAGTGGGCTTTGCCGTACTTTTTATAGGCGTCTTTGTTATCTCTTTTTCGGGCCATATCTCTTCTACCTCCTCAATCATATTCTTTGGAATTACAAGTGTCTGTGCATGATTATCCACCGTCCAGGTTTGACATATTTTGACACCGTGTTCGTTAGAATATATAAACCAACCAATGCTATAAACTAGCGGAAGATCTATAGGCTCTATATTTGTATTGCCGTCTTTCCACCCAAATTCATGTTCTGCATCACGCCAAGTAACTAGAACCAAAGGTGGTCTAGTTTTTTCTTTCATACCAGATACTATGGGGTATTTATTCATTTCTTTTTCTTCATATCTTCTCTTATTTCTCTTCTAACCTGCATACGTATTTCCTCTTCCTCTGAACCTTTTATATTTTGTGCGGTAAATGGAGGTAAATCTCTGGGATCTAGCCTATCAGTTCTTAT